TTCACTTGTATCCATTTCAGGAACAGTTATTAGAAGATTTTGAAGATCATCGCTTTAATGTTATACTTAAGGCTCGACAACTTGGTATATCTACTATTACAGCTGCGTATGTTGCATGGATGATGATGTTTCATAGAGAAAAGAATGTTCTTGTTATTGCAACTAAATTTAATACTGCGGCTAACCTAGTAAAGAAAGTAAAAGCAATTATTAAGAACTTACCAGGCTGGTTGAGAATATCGACGGTAGATATAGATAATAGGACTTCCTTTGTTTTATCGAACGGTTCGCAAATCAAGGCTTCGTCAACTTCCGGAGATGCAGGCCGTTCAGAAGCTCTATCATTACTTGTTATAGATGAAGCCGCACACGTAGAAGGACTTGATGAGTTGTGGATGGGTCTGTATCCTACGCTGTCAACTGGTGGTCGCTGTATTGCTTTGTCTACCCCAAATGGTGTGGGTAATTGGTTTCATAAGATATATTCTGAATCGGAAAATAAAGCAAATGATTTTTTCCCAACAAAGTTACCTTGGGACGTGCATCCAGATAGAGATGAAGAGTGGTTCGAAAAAGAAACCAGAAACATGTCGCGACGTGAGATAGCACAAGAGTTGGAGTGTAATTTCAATATGTCAGGGGAAACTGTATTTGCCTCTGAAGACTTAGAGATATACTATAAAGCAATCGAAGAACCAACATATAGAACTGGCTTTGATAGAAACTTATGGATTTGGGAAGAAAGAAGGCAAGAAAATACTTATTTGATTTCTGCAGATGTGGCAAGAGGAGATGGTAAAGACTATTCAGTCTGTCATGTTATCAAGTTAGAGACTATGGAAATAGTAGCAGAGTATCAAGGAAAATGTACACCAGATGTATTTTCCAGGGTGCTATATGATATTGGTCAAGAGTATAACAGCGGCTTACTTGTTGTAGAAAACAACTCAGTTGGCTTTGCAGTACTTGACAAGCTAAAAGAAATGAAGTATCCTAATTTATATCACTCTATCAAATCAACTCATGAATTTGTAGAAGAATACCAGGCAGAACAGATGTCGAATGCAGTAGCTGGTTTTTCAACTACTTCTAAAACTCGACCTCTAATCGTAGCTAAACTAGAAGAATTCATTAGAAATAATCTAATTAAGATAAAATCTAGCAGACTCCTGGCAGAGATGAAAACTTTTGTTTGGAACAATGGACGTGCAGAAGCTATGAGATCTTATAATGATGACCTAATAATGTCTTGCGCAGTTGCATGTTGGGTTAGGGACACAGCACTTTCAGTTAACCAGAGGGATGCTGAATATGCTAAAGCTTTTATTGGCTCTATAACAAAGTCAACAAATGAACTGGATACTAGGATAAATGGGATGATTGGTAATACAAAATTACATATGAACGATCAGGTAAACAAACACATAAAAACAGCAGCTGACTTTCCTTGGCTGTTTAAGGGGTAAAAAATGGCAGGTAAGAAAAACAAAAACAACACAAGAAATCCACAAAGCTTGTTGTTCAGGAGACTGACAAGATTGTTGTCAGGACCACTGACTCAGTATAGAACACAAAACAACCATAGACTTAGAAGAATAGAGCTAGACAAGTACGCAAGTAAATTCACATCAGCATCTGGCAGAGACTTTAAAAAGACTGCTTACAATCCGTATGACAATTTACAAGCATCAGCCATGGCTTCTCAGCAGAGAACGGAAAGATATGTTGACTTTGACCAGATGGAGTATACACCAGAGATAGCTTCTGCATTAGATATTTATGCAGACGAGATGACAACATACTCTTCTCTATCAAAAATGCTAAGAGTAGAATGTGAGAACGAAGAGATCAGGGCATTATTGGAATCTTTGTATACAAATGTTTTAAACATTCAACACAATCTGTTTTCATGGTGCAGAACAATGTGTAAGTACGGAGACTTCTTTTTATATTTAGATATCGATGAAAAATTAGGTGTAACTTCCGTTATTGGTCTACCGACGCAGGAGATGGAAAGACTAGAGGGAGAAGATAAGAACAATCCCAATTATGTACAGTATCAGTGGAACTCAGCCGGTTTAACATTTGAGAACTGGCAAGTTGGTCACTTTAGGGTACTCGGACAAGACAAATACAATCCATACGGAACTTCTGTTCTGGAGCCCGCTAGAAGAATATGGAGACAGCTTACATTACTAGAAGACGCTATGATGGCCTACAGAATAACTAGGTCTCCGGAGCGACGTGCATTCTATATTGACGTTGGCAATATACCTCCGCAAGATGTTGAACAGTATATGCAGAAAGTAATGACTGCTATGAAGAGAAACCAGGTAGTTGATGCTAAAACAGGTAGAGTTGATTTAAGATACAATCCGTTATCTGTAGAAGAAGATTATTTCATACCAGTTCGAGGTCAGAGTTCAACTAAAATAGAATCAGTTGCTGGCGGAAAATATACCGGAGATATTGATGATGTAAAGTATCTAAGAGATAAGCTGTTCTCAGCACTTAAGGTACCCGCAGCATATATATCATCCGATGGTGAGAAAGCTGTAGAAGACAAAACAACTTTGGCTCAAAAAGATATTCGCTTTGCAAGAACCATACAAAGACTACAGAGATCTATAGTATCGGAGTTAGAAAAGATTGGTATCATACACCTTTATACTTTGGGTTACCGAGATGAGGACCTTGTTTCATTTACTTGTCACCTTAACAATCCATCTAAGATTGCTGAAATGCAAGAGTTGGAACACTGGAAGACTAAGTTTGATATTGCAGGTTCAGCAACAGAAGGCTTTTTCTCAAAGCAGTGGCTATCTAGAACACTGTTCGGACTTTCAGATGATGAGTTTATTAGAAATAGAAGAGAGATGTTCTACGACAAGAGATTTGAAGCTGCTTTGGAAACAGCAGGTGAGGCTGAACAAGCGGAAGCTACAGCCGGTTTGGACGCTGGTCCCGATGATCTCGGTGGAGGAGGTGACATGGGTACACCCGGAGGAACAGGTACAGTCGGAGCAGAACCAGAACTTGGAGCGGATCTTGGAGCAGCCGGCGCAGAAGCTGCCACCACGCCAGAAACAGGTGCTACGGCTGGTGATGCAGCAGCCCCAGCCCCGACAGATGATGGTGGATTACTCGCCACACCTCCAGGAAAGAGAGAGGATGATAAGGGTAGAACTACAACTGCAAAATCTCACGGATGGTATGAGCCTCGTACCACTAAAGCAGGTGGCGACAGAAGAAAAACATCCGGACCAAGAAAGAAGAACATGACCAGAGCAGCTAGTCCAGAGACCGGCACAAACAGAAAATTGTATCCTGGCTTCAGTGATCTTACAGGTTTAGCCAAAGCCACTAGTATTTATGAGTCAAAGGGAACTAATTATAAAGTAGAAGAATTAAAAATTCTCAAAGAGCAAAAAGAATTAGATGCTCTTTTCAAAAGCCTGAAGGCAAGGGATGAAAAGAATGAGACTGAAGCATAACAAAAAAAGAAACACCGCATTTGTTTATGAAGCACTAGTAAGAGAACTTACAGAGTCGGTTGTTAAGAACAACAAAAATAAGCAGAACAAGATTGTTTCTATCATAAAAGATCACTTTACTAGGGAATCTTTGCTTAAGGAAGAGTTGGAGCTTTACAAAACAATTTACGAAACAAGGCATATTGAAAAGACAACTGCTGAGAAAATAGTTGTTAAGGTTAAGGAAAAGCATGACTCTTTGGATAAGAGAAAGTTGTTCTTAGAACAAAGTGCGCTTATCAGTAAGATAAACAGAACCTTGTCAAATAAGGTTTACGGAAATTTCGTACCAAACTATAAAACAATAGCATCTGTCTATTCTATATTTCAAGACGCACTACCAGTTAAAGATAGAGTTCTATTGGAAGAAAGCATCGTAGAGCAAATGTCAGCGTCTGTAGAAACAAAGCAAGAAGAGCAACAACCAATAGACTCTTTGGTTTACAACACATTTGCAAATAAGTTTAATGAAGAGTACTCTGCAACTTTAAATGAGAGCCAGAAAGAATTATTGGGAAATTATGTTTCATCATTTTCCGATAACGGTTTATCTTTAAAGACTTATTTAAACGAGGAAATTGGACGTTTGAAGAACGAGCTTCTTGAATTAAAAAATAAAGGAACAGATGAACAAATAAAAGAAAAAGTTCAGAAAGTTTATGATATACTAGACGATATAAGAAAAAAAGAAGTTGACACTGAAGTTTTAGAAATAGTGTTGCACACTCAGCAAATGCTTGAAGAGATAGAAGACAATGACGATTAGTGTAGATATAAAGATGGATCCGAGAATAGAGCTAAAAGCTCGCCGTACAATTGACGGCAATATTTTAATTCTTGACCATGAAGATATTGATATTGTTTTGATCCCAGAAAAGAATAAGTGTATTACATTTCCAAAAGAAGCAATGTCAGACAAGGTATATTCTGCACAAGATAGAATGTTTAAGTTTTTGGCTTCAAAAGGTATTATTAGTCGGTCAACTATCAGAGGTGGCAATGTTTTCGGCGCTTTAGAAGCTGAGATGCTAGAATCCAAAATACCAGGTATTGACAGAGATCAAGCTTTTCTTTATACTATACATGAATATATTACAAGTGAAAAACCATATTTTAAGACTTCTGATGAGTACGACGATGAAAGGCTAGATGCCCTATTGAGACCCTCACCAGAAGACTCTACTGAACTTGGAGATGTCCCGCAGTCAGATAGAAAGGGGTCCATGGACTCCCGGGTACGACCATATGGTTTTATGTACAACTACTCCCTTGTTAGAGAAGGAAATGAAAGTGAGGATCCGTGATATTTATTTGGTTTTGCCTTATTTCGTATGGACTAACTCAAATCCTCGTTTACGGAAAAATTTTCGACCCAATCCGCCCAAAGACCGGGTGGTTCGGGCAATTGCTTAATTGCCCAATGTGCACCGGCTTTTGGGTTGGTATATTTTTATGGTTCGTAAAGGACTATACTCAACTAATTACTTTTGATAATTCTGTTATCACTGCGCTTCTATTAGGCTTTGCAGCATCAGCAGCAGCTTATATCGGAAACGTTTTATTTTGTGATTCAGGAATAAGAGTGGAAAAGCTAGTCCACATAAAAAGGAGAAACGATGAGACCATTAACTAAAATACGATGGATGATTAGACCAGTAGCTAATTGCTGCAAAGGGTCATAGATGAAGCGGGTGACC